GAAAGAACCAGAAATTACAAAGGTGCAAGAACCAGAAATTACAAAGGTGCAAGAACCAAAAATTACAAAGGTGCAAGAATGTGGAAGTCTTAGTAAACATATGTGTAGTTCGGGTAATAAACGGAAACAATGTCCACATTGCAAATACTGGTATTGTGACTGGCACTTTAAAGTAAATAATAACACATTTGGTAGAGGTGGTCACATGTGCGAGACCAACCAAGGGTAACAATGAGTTTCTCTGATTCCTAAGTCATTGGATTTTTCACTATAAGTATTCAAAAACAAAATGAAGCCCACATTAAAAGATCTCATTGATGCGGGGTTGATTTCACCTGGTAGTGGTGTTCTCGAAATACACTATCGAGACACTATCGCAAAGGTAACTTTACTAAAAGACGGAAAACTGACATGGAATAAACAGACATTTGATCGACCATCCACAATGTCTCTAAAGTTCAAGATGTCCATATTCCCTCAACGGTCGACGGACAATGGATGGGACTCATTATTGTATAAGGGAATTCCGTTGCACAAAATTGTTGAAAAGGTACCCACCCCCGAAGTTGATACAAACAAAATTGTTGAAAAGGTACCCGCCCCCGAAGTTGATTGTAGTGTGGATACGATCACTAACTACCATGACGGTAGATCTGTGAGACCTTTGTGTAGAGACTCATTCAACATTAACAATTCTCAGTATGGCATTCCCTGTAGCCAACACGTACCTGATTGCATGTGCCCAACCCATAGAGCCGGAAGCTTATGGAGAAAACTCACAGGATCTGCACGTGTCGATCGAAACAATAAGATGATGAAGAACAACAACGAGTACATGAAACACGTTATTGGTATGACACTTGACGAATATCACAATTATTTAGTCGGTGACTTTCAGAAAAACTTCAACGAGATTTTACCCTATGAGATGCTAATTAAAAACTTTGAAGAACTTCGAGCCGAAAAGTTCGTAATTGATGAGATTTTTCCTAGATGTGAAGGAAAACACCTGGTGGATCCACGCGATATAGCTATTTTCCTGGCTAAAGTTTTCCACTATCGTAACACCCAACTCCTCCTCCATAACAATGTCGAAGCTCGAAAGCATGGTGTCGATACCAAGCAGTTTAAGATGTTCATCAATTCATCGAAGAATGGTTCAGTTTGTCCAGATGCGGAAAATGAGTTTAACCAGATTGAGCCGAGTGAGGAAGCGATTTCATACATGCTGGAATTCGTGAACAAATTTATAGAAAATCTACCTAAGTTAGAGCTTTGAATTGTAATAAAACTAAGAAAGTATGGAAAGCGTTCAAAAACTCACCCATATCGAACACGTTCTCAAGAGACCTGACTCCTATGTCGGTCCAGTTGAATTGGGTACAGAACCCTACTGGATTCTCAATGGTGACAAGTTCTCCAAGAAGAACCTCAAGTACTCCCCAGCTCTTTTGAAAATCTTTGATGAAATCCTGGTCAACGCCATCGACCGCAACTCTCTCCATCCCAAACATGTCAGTTCCATCTCCGTTGCACTCGATAAGCAGTCGGGTTCCGTCACCATCGAGAACAATGGTCCTCTCGGTGGGATCGGCGTTCGTATGCATGAGAAGGAGGGTCTATGGAACCCCGAACTCGTCTTTGGACACCTCCTCACGAGTACCAACTATGATGATACCCAAAAGCGTATCGTTGGTGGTCGTAACGGATACGGTGCCAAATTGGCGAACATTTACTCCACTGATTTCTCTGTGGTCATCAAGGACCATGAGACGAAGCAGACATACACCCAATCTTGGTCAAAGAATATGACTATATGTGACCCCCCAAAAATCAAAAAATATTCAGGTGCTACGTCATCTGTCGCTATCACCTTTACCCCCGAGTGGAAACGTTTCGGGATGTCCAAGATGGACGATACCATCTATAGCATTTTCCAAAAGCGGGTCTGGGATGCGAATATCTGTACCACACAAAACTGTAAAGTGAAGTTCAATGATGAAGTTCTCATTAAACAGAACTTTGAAGCGTATGCTAAAATGCACGAAGGTGTTGAAGATGTATGCTCCATGAATACTGATCGATGGTCAGTGTGCATCGGACCCGCTGAAAATGGTATGGAACAGGTTTCATTTGTGAATGGACTCTGTACCAATAAGGGTGGTACCCACGTTGATCATACCGCGAATCTTATCGCAAATGGTATAATTGATGAGATGGCGAAGAAGATTAAGTTGAAGCCTCAACAAGTCAAGAATACTTTTACTATCTTTGTCAAGGCAACCCTCGAGAATCCAACCTTCTCCAGTCAGGTGAAGTCTGAGTGTACCTCAAAGTCTCAAAGTTTTGGGAGTAAGTTTGAAGCACCTAAAAGTTTTATCAAGAACGCTCTCAAAACTGGAATCGCCGAGGAACTTCTGGCACTTTCAAAGTTTAAGGAGATGAAGGAACTCCAAAAGTCAGATGGAGCCCGCAAGTCTAAGATTACTGGTATACCCAAATTGGATGACGCGAACAAGGCTGGTACAGCACACTCGAAGGATTGTACCCTCATCGTAACAGAGGGCGATTCAGCAAAGACTTTGGCGGTCGCCGGTCTCTCAGTTGTGGGTCGCGACCACTATGGTGTCTTCCCACTCCGTGGTAAGTGTAAGAATGTCCGAGATGTCTCAGTGGCCCAACTGACATCGAACCAGGAGTTCAATGATCTCAAGAAGATTTTGGGACTCCAACAGGGTAAGGAATATAAGAGTGTCTCCGATCTTCGCTATGGACGCTTAATGATCATGACGGATGCTGATAATGATGGGTCCCACATCAAGGGTCTCATCCTCAACATGATTCATTATTTCTGGCCCAGTCTTTTGAAACTTGGATTTGTTGTGAGTATGGTGACCCCGATCATCAAAGCTACGAAGGCTTCACAAACAAAGTCCTTCTACACAGACTCTGCGTTTAGGACGTGGTATGGTGATGGGAAACAGGGATGGAAGATTAAGTACTACAAGGGTCTCGGTACTTCTACAAGCGCCGAAGCTCGTGAGTATTTCAAGAAGATTCTAGACTTGACTGTAAAGTTCGATGTGGATAAAATGACGGATGATTCGATTGTTCTCGCCTTTGATAAGAAGAAGGCTGATGCCAGGAAGTCCTGGCTTTTGGAGAACACATCGAAGGATGCTGACCAACTTGAAGTTCCATATGGGAGTGTGAAGAAATTGGACATCTCTGATTTTGTGCACAAGGACTTGGTCAATTTCAGTCTCGCAGATCTCAAGCGGTCCATCGCACATATGGCAGATGGTCTCAAACCCTCACAAAGGAAAGTTATGTTTGCATGCTTCAAGAAGAATCTCAAGGATGAGATGAAGGTTGCACAATTGGCGGCATTCGTGGCTGAGAAGAGTGCGTACCACCACGGTGAAGTTTCCCTAGCGGATACGATCGTAAAGTTGGCGAATGACTATACGGGATCGAACAATATCAACCTTCTCGAACCCTGTGGTCAATTCGGTACGAGACTCATGGGTGGTAAGGATGCATCTCAAACGAGGTACATCTTCACGAAGCTTACCAAGGATGCGAGGAAGATCTTTGATCCCAGGGACGATGCTGTTCTCAATTATCTCGATGATGATGGTCGCTCAATCGAACCAGACTTCTACATGCCCACTCTACCAATGGTTTTGGTCAATGGGACAGAAGGTATCGGTACAGGTTTCAGTTGCTATGTACCTCCATTCAACCCAGATGATATCAAGGAGAACATTAAGAGATATCTCAGAGGGGAAGAGTTTGTGAGTATGCGACCTTGGTTCAGGGGTTTCAAAGGAGTTGTCCACAAAGAGGAGGATACCTGGATGATGGAAGGTGTTTGGAATTGGTCTGGAACCAACATTGTGGTGACTGAACTCCCCCCAGGGCGATGGACGCAGGATTACAAGGAGTACCTCGATGGTCTCGTTGAAAAGAAGTTGATTGGGGGGTACACCAACAACTCGACGACTGAGGATGTTCACTTCGAAATTACAGAGTATGCGGGTAAGGATCTTCTCAAGGATCTCAAATTGAGGAAGACTTTCCGTGTCTCCAACATGCATCTCTTCCATCCTACCAAGGGTATTCACAAGTACGCGAGCCCTGAAGAGATTCTTCAAGACTTTATCGAACTCCGCCTTGAACATTACAAGAAACGGAAGGCACACCTCATCGATGTCCTCGAGAAGCGGGCGGATATGTGCGACCACAAGTCGAAGTTTGTATCGATGGTCATCGAGGGTAAACTCGTGGTGTTCAAAAGGAAGAAGGTGGAACTTGAGACGGAGATGTCCTCGATCTTTCCCAATATTGACGGAAACTTGGACTATCTCCTCAATACGAGAACGGTTGAATACACAGAGGAACGTGTCAAAGCACTCTTGGCAGAGGCGACGCAGACGAAAGAGGATCTAGAGAAGATGTTGAAGACCAGTCACATTACGATGTGGAAGAATGATATTAAAAATATGTGAGCAGTAAGTAGATATGGGTGAGGCTGCTAAAATATGCCTGAAAGCTATTGGAATGCAGGATACACACCTCCTTTCCAAAGACCCAGAAGAATCATTCTTTAATTATAGAGATGATAAAGTACACTCTACTTTTATAAAATACCATAGATCGCGGAATGTCGTAAACCCTGGTGGTATAGATAATTGGCCATTCGGGCAGACAATTAAGCTTGAATTCGATCCACGTAATATGGGTGATCTTTTGAGTAATATGTGGTTGAGTGTAAAAATGCCCGGACTTCGAAATCCAACGGTAGGTAACTACGCAGACCAGCTGGGGCGACACATTCTCAAAAGTATTACGATGTATGTCGATGACGTAGAAGTTGAAAAAATTCACGATGATTGGGGAGTTATTTATGATGAATTATATCTTGAAACTTCCGAAAAAGATGCGAATAGGTTTCTCGTGAATAGAAACATAGGCTACAATGATTCAACTCTTTATCCAGCACTCGCACAACATGACTCAGATCTCATGATTCCTCTTCACTTTTTCTTTTCTAGGAGATTTGCAAGTAATGAATATTCTTCAAATAAATCGAATCGTCCATATTTCCCATTATGTGCGATACATAGACAGAAGATTATATTCGAAATAGATTTTCATAAACAATCATTTTTTACAGATAGAACACAGCTCATAGAACTATCTGAATTTAAACTTGTCACTGAAGAAATTACAATCAACCCGGATGAACGAAATTATCTGACGAATGAGAGACAAACACTTATCACAGATCTCGTTAGAAAGCATCCCACAACAGTGAGTGAAATTGGTAAAGATATAATTCGAACAAACTTAGTCCCAAATATTCCAGTCAAATGTATACATTGGTTTTTGCGAAATACAGTGTATGAAAATGAAAATGTAGCGATAGGTGATGCAAGTGACCCTAAGAACTATTATTCTCAAAACCGTTTCAACTTTTCTTCGAACGTAAATTTTGATGAAGTACAAACATTCTTTGAGCCGGTCATGGAAAATGTAAGTTTTTACATCAACGGGGGTAAAATACCAAACGTTTCAAAAACAAATCATAGTTATTACAAATACCTCATTCCTTTCAGAAATAGACTTGCGACACCAATTAGAAATATCTATACATACAGCTTCTCGATGAATCCTATTAATGTGGAACCATCGGGAAACTTGGATTTTAGTCAGATACAGTCGGAAAAAACATCTATAGAAGTGAAACTGGATACAAGTCAGGGATCATTGGTCGATGTGGCTACTAAAACTTACTCTTTACATATGTACTACACCGGTTACCAGACGTTCGTATTTGACAGAGGAACTATGTCAGTTGCTTATTAAACAATGAACCCTTATTATTAGAAATATAATCGATGATATTATTTTTGATACACCATTTGATGAAATTTAACTGTGCCAACGTTGTTTGAATTTCATGAGATGTACCAGGAACCTCATAAGCGAATTTTTCTGAACGACAAAATGGGTCAAAAAGTTTTTTACTGTATCCATCGAGACTCGATTTGTAGGCACAATGGACTGTAAAATACTTTCCATCTTTAGTCGTATATGAAGTGTTGTTTTTCTTTGCATAGTTTGTGATGAACCATTCTAGATTTCGCAGAGATATTCCACTAGATTTATCTAAAATGTTTATTAATTTAGTTCGGTTTTCCTCTTGGTTATAAAATGAATTGATTGATGTTAGTAGGATACCACTTTTACTCATTGTTCAATACATAACCCAAATCTATAAGCCCTTTTGAATTTTCACATCCCGGACATCCTCTAACAAACATTTTTTCTGGACCGTGCGTGTGTAGGTTCGAACTCGAGAGTGATCGTACTCGAATTTTATCACCTTGACTTTTATGGTGTCTACAATATCCATCCCCACTTCCTTTGAAAACACAGCGTTGGCCATTAGACTTTATACCTTTACAGAGTGATACATTCGCGACGGATGGTAAATCTCTCAAGAGTATATTGAGAGGAATTGCGTGCTTTCTAGATATAGTCTCAGCATACTCACCTAGTAAAGTACTTACACGCTCGCTGACTTCTTGTTCAATCAATTCTGCGATTTTATCGTGCAACATCATTCCTTACTAGATGATTGCTCGTATTTTTTAAATAGGTCTTGAATCGATTCTGTTTTTGGTGTTCTCAAATTTTTAATACGTTCGCGTAGCTCAGCGACTTTTCCAGATTGATCAAGACCAAGCTTCTTACACTCTTCGATGAGGTCATCTTTTTTCATACCACTGAGTGCTGGACCAGTCTCCTTCTTTTTAGGTTTGTGTTGAGATATGATATCCCCAAAGATATCCTGTTTCGGGTCACCAAAAAGGGGTTCAAGAAGATCACACACCGGGTTTAGGAACTTGTTTACGAAGTAGTAATGGTAATCAACTGGAATGTTGTTTTCTTCCACATAGTTGGGATCTTCGGATTTCTCAAATCCCTTAGCCTTGGGGTCATCTGTCTTCGTCAGTAAAAATGGAACACGATCACCAGACTGTGGTTCAGAACCAGGTTTCCTATCGCGCATCTTATGAACAACTTGTACGTGAGCTTGATTGATCTCACCAATTCTAGGACCTGTCACTGACACTGGTTCTCCGTTTACCTTATAACTGTCTGAAAGTGACTTACTGAGTACCAACTTTTCATTCGGTACATCACCTGAAAGAAGTTCTATCGCTCGTTCTTTGGCGAGTTCCATCGGTGGACCTATATCAGGGGCGTTGAGAACTACATCGAGGAGTTCTTTACAAACTTCTCTGACGTGTGGAGTATTATCTCGTCGAACAACTTGAAGCCCCTTGATATCGATGTAGTCCATATGCATCTGGTCATCTTTACCCTTTGTCCAAAGCTTGGCGGCGTACCGCTTCTTTGAATAGAGGAAATAGGGCCAATACACTTTCTCGAGTTCCAGGTTGTTTGGTTTTTTGAACAGGGCGCTACACTCTTCCGCTGCGCGTTCACCAATTTCCCAACTGTATTTGACAGCTTCTTCACCCGTTCGATCCCCAACATCAAACTCTACCATCACTGAATCTGTGTCGCCATATCTTACCTTCGCACCCGGGAAGTTCTTCTCGACATAAGTCTTTGTCTCCTCAATCATACCACGACCTCGACACGTCGTCGTCGACGCGATAGGTACACAAGGTAAAATCCCTTTACCAGCCCCTGTAAACCCATACACAGAGTTCATCGAGATTTTATAAGCCAACTGCTTACCATTATACACCTCTTTCATTCCACCAGTTGCAGCCGCCATATCCCTTTTTGCTTTCTTTCGAAACTGTTTGAGTTCAAGAAGAATCGCTGGTAAAAGACTTTGAACATTTTGAGCAAATTTGTAGGTTCGATCAGCAATATTGAATGTTTCATATGTAACACCCTCGATATTCCCATATCGTCTTTCATCCATCACATATGTTGAATAACATAGATTGTGGGCCATCATAATTGAAGGGTATAGCGCTTCAAAATCCAGGGCTGTGATTGGTGTATAATAGGCACCTTTTTGAGCTTCGAGAACCGTCGCACCCTCATAGGGTTCTTCTGGAATCGTGCCATAACGAATCGTGGGAACCATAAATCCTAGTTCACGGGCCTTTTTCGTAAGTTGACTAAACACTTTGATTTGCTGGCCACGTTCGACCAAGAAACATAATGGTACCCAAGTAGCCTTAGCCATCTCCAGAAGGTTCAAGAGTATACACAGCTTTTTCAAGAGTTTGTGAGGAAGTAAGGTATCCTTGATACAGTACTCGGCAACTTCACCCAACTTCCCAGGATCACCCTCTTTGTAGCGAGCAAACATTTCTTTTGGGGACATGTCAATCTTTTGGTCATCAAGGTACAACTTTGAAACATTGTTTAAACTGTATGAATCCAATTTGTAACCCTTCTTAACTTCATGGAACATATCGAAGATAAATCGTCCAGACATCGGAAGTAACTTCAGGAAGTTGTCACCCAAAGCACTTGAACTTAATTTTTTCAGGTTGAGTTGACACGATTCGTCATTCAATCTTCCAAGTTTGTAGAAGTTTGGATTACATCTACAGTATCGAGCTCGCTTATAAATATACTCAAGATCGAACCCGAAAATATTCCACCCAGTGATGATATCAATGTTCTTATCGTGTAGATACTTTTGAAACGCTTCAAGCATTTCTCGCTCAGTGTCGAAACTTATAACATCAGGACCTTCTGTCTTCTTGTAACATAAACACACCTTTTCATAAGGTTCATCTGTTCCAAATTTACAAAGTGATACTGCAATTTGAAAACAAGCATCACCAGGAACTTCCGCATTTGGAAATTTACCCGTTGAACTATTACATTCTATATCAAACGATCCCACGACGAATGGGGCAATATCATCTCGATCCACATGCTTCAGGGAAGACCAATCATTACACCATAGGTCTATATCTACCTTGGCAAGATGTGATCGTACACACTTAACACCAGTGTCGATCCACCCAGTTGATTGAATACCAGTTCGATGCATCAGGCGAAGAACTGGATCGAGGTTAGACTCATACACTTTTAACATTTTTGTCCCAGAAGAAAGGTCCACAGGTCTTCTCAAAAAACCATCAACACGTCGACGAGCTGCGAGGTTCGTAAAGTTGATTTTCACAAAAAAGAACTCTTCATTGTTTTGAAATCCCCAAACATCCTTGGACTTTACCATAGAATATGACGTGACACATTCAGGACATTTCCTACACAGAAGATTATAGATTTCATTAACTGTTTGTTGCGACGTCCCGAATGTAAGTTTTATGAAAAAATATGGACTAAATGATGTAGTCACACAAACCGATTTACCATCCTCAGTCTTCCCAAATATACTGACATGGTGCTCATCTTCCGTGTCTCTAGGTTCCCATGTGAGAGCCTGGAACACTACCATATCAATATATTCACCCAATTTTTTAATATCATTTACTAATAAATGTCTGCCGCTTTAATTGAGCTCGTGTCAGTGGGTGCCCAGGATGTTTACATCACGGGTGAACCCCAGGTCAGCTTCTTCCGCCAGAACTACAAACGTTACACCAACTTCGCTATGAAGCCCGAACGTATGGACTACATCGGCACTTTCGGAGCGAACAATGAAATCTCTGTTCCTATCCGTTCCAAGGGTGATCTCATGAGCTACATCTGGATAGAAGATACTCTTGTTTCTAATGTGCAAAACAACCCCGATGGTCTTTTCTCTTCAACCGCCGCCAACCCCACCGAGTTCAGTCTGTGGATTGGTGGACAAAAGGTTTCACAGTTGGATTCACTCTTTATTCAGGGTGTACACAACCCCCTCATGCGTGACACTACCGCGAAGGCGTCGATGGCTGCCACAACTTCTGTACTGAAAACCAATCATGGTGGCGACCACTACATGATTCCCTTCTTCTTTGGTGAAGATTGGACCAAGTGTCTCCCTTTGGTGGCCCTCCAGTACCACGATGTTGAGATTCGTATCAAGTGTCGTGACGGTTACACACCTACTGGTAGCCCAAAAATTTGGGGTAACTACATGTACCTCGATACCGATGAACGTAAGTTCTTCACGGATACCGAGCATGAAATTCTCATTACCCAGACACAGTATCAACCCGCCTCAAGCACCGATACTGAGATTGATCTCAGCTACTTCAATCACCCCGTCAAGTCTCTTCACCTCGTTTCAGGTAACACTACCGGTGGTGACGACTGGGACACCGAATTCAACTTCGATAAAACTTCCCTTTACATCAACGGTGTCCCCCTTTTCGAAGATACATCGAGTGTCTACCACCACACAGTGATTCCCGAAATGCACTGTACCGATCTTCCCGATGATATTCTCGAGGATCTTCCCACTTTCACGTGGCCTTTCTGTCTGACTATGAGCAAGATGCAGCCAACTGGTACACTAAACTTCTCACGTATCGACAACGCTAAGCTTACCCTCGCCAACCCCTCAGGTGGTAACCAGCTTCATCGTGTTTATGCGGTCAACTATAACATTCTCCGTGTGAAGAATGGTATGGGTGGTGTTGCTTTCGGTAACTAATTCGAATATATTTTATTTTTTTTTCATTTTTCCAATTTGTGAGTCGGCGCCTCCGTCTCACAAATTTATATTTGTATACAATAAACAAGTATGTCTTCAGTGGTCGCCAAAT